TGCCCTGCGGTCCAGTTGGCCCTGTAGGGCCAGTCGGCCCCTGAATGCCTTGAATGCCCTGCGGTCCAGTTGGCCCTGTAGGGCCAGTCGGCCCCTGAATGCCTTGAATGCCCTGCGGTCCAGTCGGGCCAGTCGGGCCAGTCGGGCCAGTCGGGCCAGTAGCACCTTGCGTTCCGGCAGTTCCTTGCGGGCCAGTCGGGCCAGTCGGGCCAGTAGCACCTTGCGTTCCGGCAGTTCCTTGCGGGCCAGTTGGGCCAGTAGGTCCCGTTGGGCCGGTAGGCCCGGTAGGCCCAAGCTGCGTGTACATCACTTGCGTTGCAGTGAAAATCACACCGGGAATTTGCGGCGAAACAGGTGATGTGCCAGCCGGGATACTTTGAATTGAAACTTGCGTATCTGTAGTAGCCCAGATCATCTCAATGTAATCGCTGGCAGCTACTTTGAGGACAAAGTTAACTGTCATCAGGCCGTAGCCATCGACGTTGCCGTGTTTTTGCTGAATGCTGAGGCGTGTATCGCTGTCTGGAACGTCACCAGACGAGCCGCTGTCGTTCTTACGCAACCAGACGTTCACATCATGGATTTGCGTGTCAGTGTTAACAAACTGAATTGAGAACGTCAGGCTATAAACGCCTGCATATGCAAACGTGATGCGGCTATTGGAGACAACGCTTACGCCGTTGTTGTTGGCATCTGCGCTGTTCAGCGTGACGGAATAAGCTGTATTGGCAGCCGCTGCGACCTGATCTGTCGTATCCCAGAAGCTGCCCCAATAGCCCAACGCACCACCCGCGCCAGTGGCGCCAGTCGCACCTGTAGGTCCGGTGGGTCCGGTTGGTCCGGTAGGCCCCGTAGGCCCCGGCACAAATGAATCAGCACCTGTGGGTCCAGTTGGTCCCGTAGGTCCAGTAGGTCCGATTTCGCCCTGTATGCCCGTGGGACCGGTCGGCCCAGTAGGCCCCGTGGGCCCAGTAGGCCCAATTTCACCTTGGATGCCTGTAGGCCCCGTAGGTCCGGTAGGTCCAGTTGGCCCGGTCGGACCAATCTCGCCCTGCACACCTGTTGGTCCCGTCGGCCCTGTTGGTCCGGTCGGTCCAATATCACCCTGTGAGCCAGTTGGTCCTGTAGGCCCTGTCGGTCCCGTTGGCCCCTGAATGCCTTGGATGCCTTGGGGCCCTGTAGGCCCAGTTGGACCAGTAGGCCCAGTCGGGCCGGGAACCATAGAATCTGCGCCTGTGGGCCCTGTAGGCCCTGTTGGTCCAGTCGGCCCAGTTGGACCAATTTCGCCCTGCACGCCCGTCGGCCCCGTAGGCCCGGTAGGTCCAGTTGGCCCTGTGGGGCCGGGAACCGTTGAAGCAGCGCCTGTTGGGCCTGTAGGTCCAGTTGGTCCCGTAGGCCCGGTGGGCCCGATATCTCCCTGCGGGCCTGTTGGTCCTAATGGTCCTGTTGGCCCAGTAGGTCCGACATATTGCAAAAACTGCCCAAATGCGGCGCGTTTGGTGATGCCTTGCTGAACGACAATGAGCGTATCCGTCGCAGTCGGCGCACTTGCCAATGGCAACTGCGTGATCTTCGTCGGGATAAGGTTTGTTGGAACCTTTGGATTGCTCGGATTATTCGTCATGGCACCAAGTATCCATCCCCCTCTTCACCGATAATGAAGAGGTCTTCATCCTGCGAGATCGTACCATACATGTTAAGCGCGATGTTCGTATCAGGACGCGGATGGAACAGGTTAATACGTTCCGGCTGACGCGCAGCTAAACGATACGGATCGAACTGATCTTTATCGACCTCGCACACATACAGGCCGGGATAGTTCGGATCTGATTCAAGATCCTCAAGCGAAAACTTCCGCGAGCACCGAGCACAGATGCCGATGCCGAAGGTTGATTTTCCGCGAGGGTCGAGAAAAACGCTCATCGTGTGTACGGGCTTATGTTAGGGGCGAAGTAGATCGGGCTGTTGTCGCGCTCTTCGTCTTGAGCAACCTTGAGCGCTTCGTCAGCGGTGGCTTTGATCATGCCGAGCAAGTTCATGTCAAACTCAGGCATTTCCATAGCAAGGCGCCATGCGAGCTGCCACACGACAGCTTCGTACCAGCGCTGCGGAATATCAAGCTCATCTGTCAGCGTGCCAACATCCATGATGTAGCGCTGCTTCCAGATCACGAACTGGCCGAACATATTTGTCGGATCAGTTACAGGCCAGATCTGCATAGTTGGATAATCGCGCGAGCGATCAAACCAATATTGCAGCGGCTTGCCCTGAAACGTCTTATTGGGCAGGTTCGTCCAGTCGTCGCGGTTCATGCGAGCGAGTGGGATTTCGGTGGGGTTATTTCCCGCATAGAACTCAATGACATCAAGTGTGTTGCCGCCCGTTTCGCGCATGCGGAAGAAGTTAACGGGCTGCGTGCCGTCGATGTCGTACCAGTGCCACTTGCCGGTGACATAATCTGTCGGGCCCGGCGCATAGCATGTTGTCCATGTGACGCCGTCGTTCGACCATTCAAAGAGGATATCAAACGAACCCGTCGCGGCCATCATGACGCCAACAGTTGTGACCTGAACAGGCGACTGAGGATCATTGATAGGATCGGCGCCGATATAAGCGATGATCAGCTCGCCATCTGGGCCAGTCTGCGCGCATGACGTGTTGAGATCACCATCGAACGCATACTGCGTTATGCCGCCGGGCGTGCTGTATTGCACAGGTCCGTTCTGGCGGTACATCCAGCGGAAGTTTGCATTGAGGATGTCCATGGTGCCGCGAGAAGGCGTGATCACTGCTTGGCCCACATAGAGCGGCAGAATTTCCTTCTCGATGCACCACAGAGGCACGCCTTGGCTGCCGAGAGATGAGAGCTGCAAATAGAGGTTATCTTTTGCAGTCTCAAGCATCTCGGACGTGATGCTCTGGGGCAGAATCCGACAACGACGGTAGGCGTGATCAATCACCTTCCGTGTTTTGAATACTGTTGTGGATACGGTCCCTGAGACTGGCATTACTTAACCTTTCCGCCCTTCTTCATCATCGAAGGCGCGTTTTGCGGCATAGCCTGCGAAGCTGCCTTTGCCATAGCAGCTTTCAGAGCACCGACATCGGGGCCGCCGGGACGCTTCGCGTTTACGCCCACACCGCGCGCCACCGGCATCGTGGGAGGAGCAACGACCGGCGCGCGGGGGGCTACAGGTACGCCCTTGGACCGAGCAAGAGGCATACGCTGCAGAGGAGATGCAAGACCACCGTTAGCCTTGCCCATGGTAGATGCCATCTTTGCAATGTCAGGCGCCGTTTCGCGAGCGCCGGGCCGTTTAGCCAAATCAAGAGGACGAGCTGCAACGCCGCCTGCTGCGAGACCCTTTGGCGACTGCTGCTCATCGTGCTTCTTGTCGAGCGCCGACTTTTCCCACTTCTCAAGCGACATGCCATGCTTCTTGGCAAGCTTGCGATCCTGCGCGAGATCTTCCTTGGAGTGTTCCCACTCCATGTGCGAGACCTTGCCGCCCTTGGCCTTGTGCATCTTGCCGAGCGTCTCAGCAAGACGAGCGCGCTTGCCCATCAAACCGGGCTTTTCAGCAGCAGCGTGCAGCTTCTTGGCCGGGATCTTTTCGCCTTCCTTCACGCCAAGAGACTTGCGCAAAGAGCCGGGCTTCTTAATTGCTTCTTGAATCCACTTGCCGCCCTTAGCCATTGCAGGCTTGCTCTTACCAGCTTCGCTGAGAGCGATCGCGATGGCCTGCTTAGGGTTGGTGACCTTCGGGCCCTTCTTGGAGCCAGAATGCAGTTCGCCAGCCTTGTATTCGCGCATCACCTTGGCAACCTTGCCACCCTTTTTATAGCCGCGCTCCATGCGCTCCATATCTTCCTTGCTATAAATCTGATCAACAGGGATGTTTGAGCCGGGAATATATGGAGAGCTGCGACGGGCCTGCACACGTTTCTTAGCTGCAGCATTACGCATAGCGCGCGCTTCAGCATCAGTAATGGCACCCTGACCGGAACGACCGCTCATAATGCGCTCAGCGTCAGTCACAGCACCGGCATCACCAGCCATCTGCGCAAGTTTTGCGCGATCATAACCGTCATCAGTGTAGTTGCTGGCATCATCGCCTTCAGCTTTGCGCACAGCGCCCTTTGCAGGTTTGCCAACGCCGATGACAACCATCATGCCGGCAGGCTTCTTGACGTCGCCACCCTTGGCATACATCTGACCCGTCACCTTCGTGGCGCTCTTTGTGAAGCCACAAGCGGACGGAAACTCGAAGTCTTTCACATAGCGAATAGCCATCTTATTTCTCCTTGCGGCGTGCGGCCGCAGCATTATCGACGAGATTTGGATAGGGTCTGCCTGCAGCTTTAGCTCGAGCCTTTGCAGATGCCTTTTGCTTCGGTGTCAGCTTTTTGCTTTCACCGCTGAAAGACTTTTCCCAAAAAGGCTCAATCTTCTTTGCCATTAGCAGTCCCACTTCCTCAGTGATTTGTTGATGCGGCTGTTTGGATCACGGGCCGTTTCAGACGAAGTGAGTTTCGCCTTCATGCCTTTCATCCTGCTACAGAATGAAGAACGCCGCGCAGCAGCTTTGGGGCTGCTCGCGGCTTCCTTCGCAGAGACTGGTCGCTTGATGTCGTGACCTTGAGCGCGAAGAGACGCGCGTCCCTTCTCGTTCAAACCGCCTTCAGGGTTCTTCCCTTCAGCACGGGTCCACGCACCGCCTGTCTTGTAGACGGGAGTTGCGCCACCTTTTGCCATGCACCAGCGCGCCATGGTCTCACCTTACTGCGTAGACTGTTGAACAACCGTTGCGCGGATGTGACCCGTGCCAGACGCGATGTTGAAACGCACAGCACGCATCAGCGTGGTTGTGAACCCAGTCTGATCCGTCGAAGCACCAACGAGGTTCGCGTCAGGATGATTAACAGCCTGCTGCGTGATGTTAAGATCAAAAGGATCTTCGTTGGTGTACTCGACCGTGTAACCAGCCGTGCCACTCACGATCGTCGCAGAGATGTTGGTCACCTGATTAGGCGTGTAGATATCCAACGGCCACCAAGCGCCTGCGCCAAGGCCAACATCAGGAACACCAGCGGACACCGTTTCAGACGAAAGACCTGATGGCGCGTCAGTTGCGATTTCTGTGATGGTCTTGAACGACAGCGTGCTGGTGACAGTTTCATTGTTCGGACCCGTAACAGCTTCCGAAATCGGAAGATTGTTCTGATCCGTACCAATGATCGTAAACGTCACGCCGCTGAAATCATCTGTGCTGGTGAGTGTCACCGGCGCAGCAATTGGCAGCGTAACCGTGCCAGCAGTTGCAAGTGGTCCATCAAGGCTAAGGCTGCCGTTTTCAGCAGGCGTTTGAGCGCTTGCAATGCCGGCATCATCTTCCTCAACGAAATAGAGGTTCTGTTGAATAGGGCGCATATCGTCCTCCTAATGGGGAGGGGAGCCGAAGCTCCCCTTATTTATTAGGCGGGGGTGACGCCGATAGCAGCCGTCTGCGTGGCATTCGGGCCAGCCTGCGAACCAGTGAGCGCAATGCCAATCACAAGACGACGAGTGCCGTTTGCAGCGGAAGACGGAGCAAACGTGCCGCGCACGTCGCCAGTCGTTGCAGTTGCAGGCGACGTCGTATCAGCAGCCACGAAGGTGCCAGACGTGTCGTTTGCAAGAGCGCCAGCCCAGCCGAGACGGAACAGATAGCCAGCATCGGTCACGCGATATGGAAGACCGAAGATATCTTCGTTGCCGATCGTCATCGTGCCGGTGATTGCAGCGCTGACAGTCACACCAGTGACAGTCTTAAACGCCTTCTTGCCGGCGACAGCATTGGTGCCGTCCATGGCAATCGTTTCAGTCTGAGCCTGACCCCAGTAATCCGTGCCAGTGATGGTCACGGTCTGCGTGGTGTTAGCAGAGCTGGACGAATCGACGTTCACGCAGCGCGCATAGTCGAAGGTAGCAACGCCGCCAGAAGCAGAAGCGCCATTGATGGTAAGACCACCAGCGCCTGCAGCAGCCTGAGCTGCGCACACAGCGGTGGCAGACTTAGCAGCGGGGACAGCGTCGAAGATGTAGGTGCGGCCGAGCGGGCCAACGCCTGCGAATACGGTGCCGGGGCCAGCCCAGCCTTGTGACTGCGGACCAGTTGCGGCGCCGAGCCAGAGATCGTCGGAATATTGAGGCATAGGTCTTCTCCTTGAAAAGCATGACCGGTTGTTGGGAACCACATCATGCACCATTTTCAAAGGGTTTGGTAGGGGGCTCTTGCAGGTAATCTATGGCCTTCCGCAATAGCTTTTGGTCATGCTTGAGAGCCCCAATCGCGTTGTTGCAAGCTCGGCAAAGGAGACCCCTAATCTCTCCCGTTTCGTGGCAATGATCGACAGCCAGAGATAGCGTCTTGCCCCTGATCTGGGCGGTCTCAGGCTCGCAGCAAATGGCGCACCTTCCATCCTGCTTGGCATGTTGCGCCTCATACCATTGGAGGTTGATGCCGTAGAGTTTTTTGAGGTCGGATGATTTGAAATAATCTTTGTTATTTGTCCGTGTTTTACTCATCCATTCCCGCATATAAGCGGCGCGCCCTTTTCTATATTCATCGCTAACACGAGATTCTTGCCAATAAAAATTATCGGGCCCCCATGGTATTTCCTTATTAGGTCTGAACGCTCTAGATTGTTTTGAAGGTTTTTCGGGCACTTCTTTAACAAAAGCCCAGAAATCATCGCGCCAATGAAGCGGCATGTCATTGCGATGATATCGACGGAGACCACACCAAGCTTTGTAAGCAGGATGTTTTTCGCGAGCACCCCAATCAGGTGGGCGTGTTTCCTCAAAAGATCCGTGGCGCTGCATTCTCTTGTAATGAGTGGCGCAAAGATCTTTGGCTACGCTGGGCTGGTTACAATGAAAAACGCTGCATTTTGTTGGCATCTTAAAAGTCCTATGGCGGCAGATTTCTCCGCCGCCACACTGGACTAATCCGAGTGGATTGTCAACTAGACGCCGGGAGTTCCGTACACGCCGCGAGGATCGGTCCAGCCGATGTCGTAACGCTCGGTGGACTTGAAGCGCATCGAGTCGGTTTCGAAGTCGCCTTCCATGCTCTTTTCAAGCGGACGGCGCATCATCAGCTTGAGGCCTTCCGGCGCATCCGTCTCAACCCACCAAGCGGTGGTCGAGGTCAGACGCGACAGGTTAGCCTGACCGCCATCCAAAAGACCCATACTTTTCACCGGGTTAATATCATTATTCCCAGTGCCAGCGCGCAGAACCGACTTCAAAAGAACTTCCGCTTGGAAGACGTTTGAAGGCGACACAACGAGCTTCGTCGGGTTCAAACGGATACGCTTGCCGTTGTTGTCAACAGCGTTGCGGATCTGGATGAGGATCTGCTCCAGCGAGGTCTGCGACAGCGCAGCGGCGGTCGAGAGCTGGTTGGAGAAGG